GCATGAAATAATTCTTAACCCAATCTTTCTTTTTCTTTTTGCGACTAGTCTTGAAGTCGATGATAGACAGTTGTCCATCGAATTCGGCAACACAGTCTACGCGACCAGCAACGCCTAAGTGAGTTGAGTAGAGAGGTGCTTCCTGTGCGTAGACTGTGCCGATGAATCCATCGAGAATTGGTTTCATAATAAGAAACGACTCAATCACATCGGGGGTATAACCCTCTTTGTAATTTTCATCGTTATCAATATACTTCTCGATGATTTCATGAACCTTTGTCCCCCGTGACGATGCACGGTGGGAGATACGATTTGCTTCTTCCTCACCAACCCGTTTACGCCATGCGGCGATACTGTCCCGCGAAAGAATGGACAGGACAGTGGTAATAGACGGAAGGTCAATCCCTTCGGGGGTCTTATACTTACGACCCTTCTCCGTGGTGACGGTTTCCATCTCATTGAGTTGTGTTGGTTGATGATTAAACATTTCGTATCTTTTCCATTTTCTTTCGTGCGGCATTCCACTGAGCATAGGTCAATGGTTGACGAGCCTTACCACACTTGAGTTTGCGTTTGGCGAACTCTTCCTTGAGTATCTTCTTGGCATCTGCACCGATGAATGCACCGACCAGTTCCAACAAGGCACGGCGGAAAGAACGACCATGATGCATGTGACCCAAGCAGTGTGTCAACTCATGCAACAGTGTGTATTCGTCCAACCCTGCTTTACTATCTAGGACTACCGACCAACCGTCACTCCAACCAGCGAAACCTCTACCCGTGTTGCGTTCTTTGAGAACGACTGCGGGTTGTTTCATAAGGGGACGGTCTGTGCGACTTTCCAGTTTCCAAACCTTCTGCCACTTCTTGGTCTTGTAGATTTGTTTTGCTCGTTTCTGTGCTTCTTTCAAGTCTTTGAACTTTTTTATGTTGATACGTTTCTGAAACGCCCACTCTGCCTGATAAGTCTTGGACTTTTCAGTATCATTACGACCATTAGCACCACGGTTCTGTTTGAACCGATGCTTTCGCAGATATTCATTATACGCCTGTTTCAAGTTTACATCCATTGTGCCAGCATCTCCTTTGCTTCTTGTGCTACTTGTGCTTCACGACCATACGCATCGATTTCCCACGGTTGGTCATCATACTTCGTATTCGTATGATACTCACCATCCCACTCTGCAACTTTGACCAGACGGTCATCGATAATCTTGATACCGTGGTCTTTCAAACGACCACTTGCAATCTGTTGAGCATGAACCATCTCATGAGCGATATTCACTTTGATGGTATCGATGTCGAGCGCTTCGCCTTGAACGTGCGTAGCAATCTCGATATCAATATCATCCTCGTCACCATAACAGTAACCACCAGCATCTGCATCACATTTTGTTTTGAGTTCGATGCGAAGGTCACCTTCATACTGGTCAAGGACAAGAACAGCGGCTACAGCGTTGATGTAATCCTCAACGTCACATCCATTGTCTTCCAAGTAAATTTCCATAACAACCTCTCTTCTCACTATACCTTTATATTAAAGGCCTCGGCAGAAATTGTCAAGAACTTTGTTTCACAATAATATCAATGACTTAGACAGGGGCGCCCGAAACTTCGAGTCCTTCAAGAACTTTCAGGACATTCTGTGGAGATGATTCGCCATATGGGTCTTCACCATGATTGTCTGCAAACCCTGGCTCTGGTAAGAATTCCTCAACCACACCGTTTTTGACAATCATCGCATAACGCCATGACCGCATACCAAATCCGATATTCGACTTGTCAACCAACATACCCATCTTGCGAGTGAACTCACCCGTGCCATCTGGCACGACTTTGACATGTTCGAGGTTCTGGTCTTTTGCCCAACAGTTCATTACAAATGTGTCATTCACTGATACGCAGTAAATATCATCGATACCATACTTCCCAAACTCACCTTCTGCCACGAGTTTCTCAAAGTCAGGTAATTGATATGTCGAACATGTTGGAGTAAATGCGCCTGGCAGTGAGAACACCACCACACGTTTTTTCAAATCTTGACTACCGAACAGAAACGAACTACTCACGTTTCGCCATTCAAATGGGTTGTCTCCACCCAGTTCATCATTACGAACACGGGTTGGAAATGTTACTTGAGGTAATGTTACACCTTTAATCATCTGTTAAAACCTTTTCACTATTTAACATTGCTTCGATATATTCGTCATCATTGTCTTTCACCCAATGAGGACGAGCTTCCTCGCCTAGAGTTTCCTCATAGTCGATATCTTGGGTAGAGAAGACTCTACCAATCCAGTTTAATAATTTAATCATTAATCTTCCAATCAATCACTAAATGAATACGTTCACAGTCTGTCGGATTATCAACAGAATGTTCTATAGAATGTTCTATCTTGTATACTTTACCAACTTCCATATGTATCTCGTCACTACCGTTACGAAACTTAATATCAGGATGTGTAATAATAGGAATATGTATACGTTTCTTATTACCAGTTCTTTCGTCTGCGTGTGGATGAATCCTAGAGTGAGGATTCATTAAATTAAAAATCATTGTCATACATTGTCCATCACCAAACTCATTTCTGACAACTTCGAAAAGTTCATCGAAAAACTTTTTGTTGTAATATTTTTCGTAGAATTTGCCTTTAATGGTTATGTCATCATTTAAGTCGCCTTCATTTAGAAACTCAACAACATCATGATTATTACCAACGTCTGAAGTAGTAATAATCTCTTCAATACTTTCATAGTTATTTTCATAGTCTTTCCTCATATTTAACAAAAGTGGCAGTCTATCCAATTCTCGAAAGAAAGGAATATATTTTTTACTGAATTTTGAAAATTCATCTATCCAGTCTGCATCATCAATATTAGAGAAGAGATTAATATAATAACTTACATCAACTTCACCAAGAACTTTAATCATTTGGTCTCCAATCCATTATCAGATGAATACGTTCATAATCTGTTGGATTTATGACTGAGTGTTCTTTTTCATGGTCAAACAAATAAACCTTGCCGACTTCCATATGTATCTCGTCACTACCGTTACGAAACTTAATATCAGGATGCGTGATAAGTGGTATGTGTATACGCCTTTTGTTTCCTGTTGTATCATCAATATGTGGTTCAATATTTGAATGTGGATTCATAAGGTTTAACAAAAACATACTGATTGTTCCGTCACCGAATTTATCAGATAGTAATTTTTTTATATCGGTCAGTAATCTTTCATCATAAAACTTTTCATACAACCTACCTTTCAAGGTAACATAATCTTCGCCAAGACCACCGCCTGTTCTATAGTCCACTGCGTTATCAATCGACCAATTACTTGCGGCTTCCTCAACAGTATAATCGTCTCTAAATTTAGTTACATGTGTCCTCTTGAGAGAATATAACATAGGGAGTATTTCAAGTTCTTGGAAGCCTGGAACATAATGTTTAGTGAATTTGTTGAATTCACCCATCCAGTCTGTATCATCGATATTTGAAAAGAGATTGACGTAATCACTTACGTCAACCTCTCCCAAGACTTTGATGTTTTTAAGCGACGAGTGCATACTCCACCGCTTTTTCTACAGCACGGACTTTGCGTGTCTGGTTTGAACCAAACCATGCAGAAGTCAAACGTGTATCTGCCTCACGACCCATCTGGTGGTCAGTCAGGTAGGTCACACTGTTGAGTGCCTGCCACCATGTTCCTTCACCAAACTCTGCGCCAGGCTGAGTTTCCAGAACCTCGTATGCTTTTTGAGCATTGGTAGTCAGGTCTTCAACAGTTTTGACATTGACTTCCTTCTTACCTTGATAGGTGCGAGGGAATACTTCATTGTAGTATTGAATCAATTCGCTAATACCAAAACGTTTGGATGAAAGAAACTCTGCGGTCTCTTTGTATTGTGCAAACTTTTCAGATGCAATACCCAAAGTCTCTTTTACTGAGTCAGGGTTGAATGTGGTGCGGTGGTTCAAAGATACCGAATTTGCAACCTTCTGACCAAGTGACAGTGACAGTGTGTTGTTGCACACTACACGAATCGGTGTGAACCGAATGTCGATTGACTTACCATATTGGTGTGGATTAGAGAACAAGAGATATGAGTCAACTTGGTCACCACCAAGAATGTCAAAGGTATCTTTTACCTTTGCAAGACCCCATACCATGTTACCGTCTTTGAGTGAACCAGCGGTGTGCATTTCCATGTCACCCGCAAGGACATACTCAGAGAAGAACTCAAATGCTTCTTCATTCTGAACAGGATTCCATCCTTTACCGATGACATCCAGAACCTTGTTGTCAGAGGAACGGACAAGTGCTTGTTTGCCATCAACAGGAATATCCGTGCCACCATTATTTGCAAACAGCGGAAGTTTTTCAACCGTCCAGTCCAGACCAGCCTTCTCCATCATCTGACGGGGAGTCAGGTCATTCGATACGGAACACCAAGTCCGTGCCACGGAACTTCTCCCGCATACGCCATTGTTTCTACTGCATGTGCCATAATCAATCTCCTTCTAGTTTGTGATTATGTTCTTATATTATCACAACAAGAATAAAATGTCAAGTCTTTTTTCCAAAAAAAGTTAAAGAAACTCTATCTTTTCCGCCAAAGTTCGGATTGTGATAAGTCTGTGCGTCAAATGCGACTGCACGATTTGGTTGCCACTCTACATATTCATCTTTGATTGTAGTTCCCTGTCCTTCGCGTCCAGACATATACAGAACACCAGAGCGTTCAAAGTTTTTATCAATGTGTTGGGGAATATTCATTCCATATGTCATTGGTTCAGGAAAACTCTTTTGAGGGTGTTTGAAGAAAGTCATCAACTGAACCTCGATACCTAGTTCGTCTCTTATCTTCTCTGCAATCTCTGAATGAATGTCTTTCAGATTGTCACTGCGATAACAACCTAACCAAGATTGAACTGCGTAGTATGCACCGCCTCGTCTTTCCCCATAGTCATATGCATTATACATTCGACATTGGTTATAATCTTCATATAACTCGTCCCAGAGTTCTTCATCTAGGAAATTATCGATTATCTGTATCATGTGTGTATATCTCAATCAATTCATCTTTACCCTTGACCTTGATTTTACCTATAGGTCTTGACTTGATATCGGTGAGTTGTTCCATTGTGTAACTGGAATAGATTGTTTTGAAATCAACATAGTCTTCTCTTGCGGCAGTTGCTTCGAGTCTTGCGGCAAGGTTGACGGCATCTCCAATGACCGAATAGTCAAATCTGCTTTCAGAGCCCATGTTTCCAACAATACAATCGCCAGTATTAATGCCAGTCCCCACATTAATAGGCGGGAGACCACGAGACTCATATTTCTTTTTAAGTTCATTTGTCTTCTCCTCTATCTCGATAGCAGACTTCACTGCCATCTCTGCGTGATTTTCACATGGTAGAGGGGCGTTCCAAAACGCCATAATACAATCGCCCATATACTTATCTATAGTTCCACCGTTGTGTAGAATGATGTTGGTCATCTCGTTCAGGTATTCGTTGATTAGATTAACTAATCCTTCGGGGTCATCGTTGTTTTTGTAGTGTTCTGATATCGGGGTGAATCCACAGATGTCCATGAACAAGAATGTCATCTCTTTGCGTTCACCACCAAGTTTCATCAGTGACGGGTCGTTGGCAAGCATATCAACCATGTCAGGTGATAGGTATGTTCCGAACTGACCCTTAATCATTTGTTTCGCCTTGAACTGTGTGTAGAACTGGACAAACGAACCGTGTGCAAAGATTATAACAAATGTTATAACAGGGAAGATAGGGTCAAGGAGCATAAAGGTATTATCGAATATCAGTGACGCACCATTCACAAAACTTGAACTGATAATCAGGAAAACTACCCCCGAAATGATGATAGAAAGTTTAGATAACATGAATAGTATCAATATTGATACCACAATCGTTGCTAAAAGTTCATAAAACTTGAACTCTGGCATTCGTGTGATAGTCACACCGTCAATCATAGTCTTCAACAGGTTCGCCTGAATGTCGTGCGGATACATTGCACCGACAGGGGTTGATACGACAGATGTCCCCTTAAAGGTCGCACCCAGTATCGCAATACTTCCCGCTGGTATCTGGTCTATCTCTGTGAAGGAATATCTCTTGAACTCGTTCCAGAATGCGATACGCACATTACTATTATCGTCTGTCTGCACCACATCGAACTTCGGTATGCGAACAAACCGTATTCCATAATCATCTGTCTTGATTTGATATGATATATCACCCGCAGCCACGCGAAGGATATCCAGTGCAAAGGCAGGATACATGCGTCCCTCGAAGTTTTCAATCAGAGGAATTCTTCGTGTGATACCATCGATATCCTGTGTTGCAGAGATTGTTCCATGACCCATTGCAGTTGCCATGAAGTCAGGTAGTGCAAACAACATCCCGTCTAGTTCAGGTCGGAACTCTACCGCATCACGGTCACCGAATGTTGCCACGCCTACGGGTGTTGGTCGAGATTCTATGTTTGTCTTATCACTTGGTGCAATAGCAATTACCGCTTGCATTTCAAATAACATATTTGAAAATGCGTCATCCCCTCCGAACCTGTCTGGTTCTGATAATAAGATATTGATACCTAATATTGACTGGTCGCCGAGTTTTGCCAACTCGTCTGCCATCGTTTCGCGGGGGATTGGATACTGACCGAACTTCTCTAGAGTCGGTTCGTCAATATCGATAAGGACAATCTGTTCGGATTGTTTTGATTCCTGTCCTCTCTGCATCGAATCAAAGAAAGACAATCTCGCACTTTCAAGGAGAAAAGGGTCGAGCAGTCTCAAGGTTATCATCAACCCCAGTGTAATAAGGACATGCCACATTCTCATTTTGTATACCTATCTTACAAACACCTATACAAAAACCCGTTTTCGTATATCTATTGTTTAATATCTATAGTGGTATTACCACCACCGTTGACCGTGATAGGGTCAAGTTCCTTTCCGTCAACGTCTAGATTGATAGATGTCTCTTCACCGCTTGACACAGATATCTCTATGATAGATTGAACATTACGAATCATTGTAATCTTGTCACCCTCAACAACAGTGTTGATTTGAGTCACAGTGTCAAAACCCTCGCTCGTTCCTTCTACTACAGTATCACCCTTATCCTCTTTCTCTTTCAACAATTCTGCATCTAGGTCAGAGTAACTATCTAGTAAGTTTTCGAGGAGTTCCACATCAAGGAAATTGATATCAAGTTCAGTAAATTCCAGATAGTCACGTTCAAACTCCTCGTTTTCTAGTAATTGTTCATCGAGAAAGTCAATATCAAGAGGATTGATATTCTTACTATTATTCACTGTCGTATAGAACTCTTGTTCTGACATTCTCTCTCGTGGTGGATTAATAATCAAGATGTTATCCAACATATCTAGAGTCAGGTCTAGAATGGCAGGATTGGTGGGAGGCATCTCAGTCACAGAGGTTGTGGTGGATTGAAACGGTTTATTCAACACCACCTCACCAGTCATAGTTGCAACAATAATCTCACCCGATGATATCCCATTCACATCGGGTAACAACACTACAAGTGTTCGACCAAACTCGTCCACGGTCACGGTGAAGTCCGTGCCGCGAATACCGATTGAGGCAGTCGGTGTTCTCAATCTAATATTCTCTTTCTCAATCGTCCCAAGTTTACCTGTAATGAAACGAGCAGTTCCCTGCGCGAATGTCATTGCAAGGTCAGACTTAGTTGGGTCATCATCAAACACCACATTGTCAATCACAATGCGTGTGTGTTCGGTCATGCGAAGTTTCGAATCATCGACAAACTTCACTTGCATACGACCCTCGCCCGTGCGAAGGTCATCTTTTGATATTATGTCGAACCCCTTTTCAGGTTCGATTTCGTTTGTGTCTCTAACTACTTGTCTCCAGCCGACTGCACGGTCTATGAGACCTACATCCTTACTGACAGCCGGTAGCGGTGCCAGAATCAGACTGAGAAACACATAAGGTATTATCAGTATGCGTGTCACCTGAACCCTCGATTTCAATGCTCAATGTATCTGTCTGCAATGTTGATTCTTGGATTACTTCGATATCCCAGTAGTTTGTTGTTCCAACGCCATCGATTGTTACAGAGTGACCGTCATATCCGTCACCGTCATAATCGATTGATACATTGTCTCCAGCGAAGTCAATGCTATTTGTTGCATTGTTGATGTCAATATCAGCGGTTATGCTGTTATAGTCACCGTCAACAATCCAGTCAACATCTGCGCCCGTTGCTTGGTCGTTGTTACCAATGCTCAAGTCCAGTGTGTTATTACCACCGTCCAAATCGATTACTACATTGCCGCTACCAGCACCATAGGTGTCAGTTCCGTCAATGTCGATTGTGACTGTGTTGGTGTCGCCATCGATGTTCAAATCAACATCACTGTTGTCACCTATAATAGCACCAAGAACTTTGTTGGTATCACCAACGGTATCGATACTCAGATTGATGTCACTACCATCAACCTTCATTTTAGTCGTGTCATCAGCATTGTCACTAATTCTGTTTCCACTACCGTCTTGAGTAATATCGATATCTGCACCTGACCCTACTTGGTCGATGTAGACCGCATTATCAGCCCATACAGGCGATGTCCCTGCGTTTACTAGGAACAGCATCACAAAAATTCTTTGTAAAGTGTTCATCTTACTCTCCTTTGAATGTCCAGAACTTTTTTCTATTTCCGAGTTTTATAAGTTCCAAGACACCTGTTTCAATCGCCCGTTGAGTGGCAATCGAAACGCTTTCGTTTCGGGCAGTCCCAGACTCAATCTCAACGAGTCGAGTGCCCTGTTCCACATAACGAAATACGTCTCCGCCAAACGCGACAGATAGTATGGTCTTACTTGTTATGACATCAAGTAATACCTCACCAGTCGCAACACTTATCAACCTCATGTTGATTGTCACTGTGTCACGACTAAACTCTCGTGAAGAGCCGATGCCGAGATATCTCGCACCCGCACCTCCGCTTTCGGTAGAGTGGTCATATCCCACAATACCGCCTGCAATTATCATACCAGCAAAGGTCAATGCCGGTAATTTTTTTGCACCATCACCTTCATAAGAACTTCGTGTCTGTCTTATGAGTTGTCTCTCTCTCGTTAACCAATCTAGTGCAGACCTATCAACCACCTTAAAGAACTGACCGTTAGCCGCACGAGTCAAAGCACGAATCAGATAAACTTCTGGTGCTTGGGTAACCGCAGAACTAAATGATGTTCCGCCGCTTGCATTTTGTCTCTTCTGTCCCGTTTGGTCGGTAAACGCATATAGCGCCACCGTTGGTCTTCGTATCGGAGGTTCAATATTTTGCAATTCTTCTGTAAGAAGATTCAATTGAACTTTCGCTGGTTCTGGTTGCGCGGGGACATCCCATTTGTCACCGCCTAGTGTGGTGCAACTAGAAACCAAAATCGCCGATAGGAATAACAATGACAGTCTGGCTACCATCTTCATCAGTTACCGTTAACTCCACTTTATTTTCTACATCATCTTTTACATATGAGATACCCGCACCTTCGATTTCAAATTCACCTGAATTGCTTGGGTTCTCACCGAACATCTCTTCGACAAGTTGTCTGGATAGTGTAGAGTAAATTCGACTTTCTACGTTTCGTATAAACTTAGCAAGTGTCGTATTCTTTGCGTCTCGTTCTAATTGTTTTTGTAGGTCTTCTAATTCTTGTTTTATTGCTTCTTTGCGTGAGGTCTCTTGGTTCTCAATCGTTAGATAGTGTGATGACTGATTGACACCACTGAATGACGGGGATTTGAAGTTGTGTTCGATTGGTGCTGCTACAACTGGTGACATCATCAGTGCCAGTAGTAAACCTAAAACGAATGCCTTAAATAAATCCGAACCCGACCATATGCGAGAACCCACGGACTTCCTCATCATTTCCCACGCTCTTTGTTCTCTAGGTGTTCTCTTCATCTTCTTTTCTCTTTACTTCAATCGCTGTATCGAGTTTCTGTTGTAGACGAATTATATCATTGTCCAACATACGAACACGGTCAATCAAACCAATCAGTGTAGTTTGAGTTTCAGATAGAAAGACTTCAATCTTCTCTGTAATTGTTTTCCAGACGAAATAAATCATATACAACATACCAACCGCCGCTACAATAGGAAAACCGAAATCTTTAATTGCGGTTACAACATCCATCAGTCTCTCCTCGCATCGTTTTTACCGTCTGCGCGGGAGATACGATTCAGGTCTGGTCTTATTCCTAAAACGACACACATAGTTGTGTCAAGACGAATCAGGTCATGATTCATCGTCTTCACTCGATTATCGAGCGCTGATACGATACCGTGTATTCCCTTCACCTGACCGATAACACCATCCATGATATATCGTAGGGTCAGAAACATAAAAAAACCACCAATTAAGGCGGCAGCAATAGGGAAACCCAGTTCAGCAATGATTGTGAACACTTGTTCCATTTACTTACCTCATGCCTATTTATACGCAAAGAGGTCTTAATGGATAAAAAAATGAGACGCTAACCGTGGGCGTCTCGCGGGTCTATTACGCGACCAACCGTTGGGGATTACTCCGACCAGAGCGAGTTTCAAGACATCATCGGGTCTATTCGACTATGTGAAGTATAACTCGTTCCTCGTCAGTAAAGTTATACCCCGCATATGTTCTACTTCCATCATATGTAAGAACCTCACCCATTTTCCATTTTCTTAGTTCGTAATCGTCTGAGAATATCATTCCAGTTTCACCTTCTGGAATAATCAATGGTATGTGATGAACTACTGCATCATCATAGTATTTGATTTTTGTATTGACAGGAACAAACGATTTAGGATAGAGAGTTATAAAGTGCGCGGCTCGTATTCTCTCATCTATCAATAGTTCAAAAGTATTTGGTATCAGGTAACTGATTTTAGAAGGTCTACCATATTTGAGTATGACAGTATCCCACCCCTTACCAAAAGAGTTCTGTTCTTTATTTGGTATTCTCTTTGATTTGTCTTTTACTACACGATAATCTGTTAGAAGAGTATCGGTGTTAGACAGCAATTTTTCTGCCAGACTCATATTCTTCCTTTCGAATATCATCAACCAAAGATAAGAACTCAGTCCCATCCATTACTTTACCGTCCACTGTATATTCGTCCTTGTGACCCTCGCCTGGATATAGTTTGTCCATATACGAGATATTGCGCCACAACTTACGCATATTACCATCCGTGATATCAGTCGGGCGGGCATGTAGAGTGATGTTCTGTTCCATATAGACAACCTGACCGTCCTTCCAATCGTGGGTGTAGATATATTCAGGACGATTTATTTTCTCCCACAGATAGTCCTTGAACTTTAGACTTTCCTCTTCGGTCATACCATCGAACTTATGGAAGAGAGTGCCAGGAAAGTGAATACCCTTCACACCAGACGGCGTTGACTGTTGTAGTTTACACATCATACCATCAACAGGAACTTGATTGTATCTGACCATCTGTTTCTGTTCGTCAATCAGATTACCCGTAAAGTTCTCTCTGTTCCAACGATACACACTCTGGAGTTCATCAACCATCGTTTTGTCTTCGTGGTTCAGTTTATCGTATGCTTCTTTGGTGCATAGGAATGCGGTCTGTGACCCTTCGGTATGTTCAACCGACACCAGACCAATGATGCGGTCTCCGTCATTGAGGGCAACTTGGTCACTATGCCAACCCAATACACCATTCGCAAAAACACCCTTCGGTCTACCTTTCTTGTTTCTTTGATAGGTAACAACCGACATGGTGTTGCGATAGTCTGGTTCAATCTCTGATGAACCGTTGAGAATATTTAATCGAAGACTATTCCAGTGATGTCCCTTCATCGTTCCTACCGATGTAGCAAGGTGAACGATTGAGTGTGCGGGACTACCCCACTGCATCTGAACATCATAGGTTCTCTTCTGGTCTAGTTTTTGGTCTACCAGAACGACAGACTCATTCGCGATAAGTCTACCCAAGTCTGCGATATTCTCATCAGAGTAGATATCAAAGTCATATGCTTCGACTGCGTTGTTTTTTAGAGTTCTTACTTTCATACAACTATATATCCAATTTGTTGGTCGGGGTTGGAAGATTCGAACTTCCGACCTCTCGCTCCCAAAGCGAGCGCACTACCAGGCTGTGCTAAACCCCGTTAAGAGTGGGGACTTCTGTTGCTAGGCGTCCCCTGACCCCGAAGATTATGCCGCGAGGGCGTAATCCTCATGTGCGTAATTATCGTTTGCACTTACGAGTTTGTTACGGTTAAGGTCGCTTCCACACCTATTCTCCACATTCCTAATCAATACCTGTCGAACCTATTTCGCCCCCTTCAAAAACCGTCACCGTGACGGCGATTTATGGTGGAGGCGGGGGGTATCGCACCCCCGTCCAGTCTACCTTTCGGTTTGCTTCATCGAATATTTTTATTTATACTCCAAGAATATTTCCTGCTTTATTCTGGTCAAGAGTGCCACCATCGCGCATGTGCGTTTCTAACTGTTCAAAGTAGAATGCGGCATCATCATGACCATACTCTTCAAGAACTTCTTTACATGCCTTGAAGAACAACATAGTCTTCATCAGATTTCCATCACCCATTGGTTTGGATTTTTTAGCGGCTCTTTGGTTCGACATTTTCAATAAACTCCTTCATCAATCCGAACATCTTGACCATCTGGTCTTCTTCTTCTATCCCTGCGGGGACACAAATTGCTTCCTTATAAAGTTCACGGAACTTCACTGCCGCCAAATCACACATCTGTTCTGACGGATACAATATCTGTATATTCATCGAAGCGACAATCAGAAGAAACTTCATATCACTTCATCCACAACATTCATAACAGCGGCATCTGAATAACCGCCAATGTGCCACTCACGAACCTCATACATTGACTTGTCTTCTCTCCAGTCATAGACCGTGGCGAGAGTTCCATCATTGAACTTGATTGCCCATTCTGCTTGGACTTTACCATCATCAGACGCAAACCCTGTAGGTTTACCGAACACCTCAACCAAACGATTGTATGATGTGTTGATTGTTCCTTGTAGGTGTGTTCCTACAACATCGAAATCACCAGTAATAAAATTCATAAATTTTCCTTTCTTGAATTTCATATTCAAAACAACATTATAAAATATCATTGGAAACACGCACCCTACACCTCAATCGAGGAACTTTACTGTAGCCAACCATCCTTAATTCCGATGATAACTTATAGTATCATAACAAAAATAAATTGTCAAGCCATTTCTTGAATTTTTTGTTCGATTTCATTCAAGGGTTCGGGTGTGGTGTTTTCTTTTTCAACAGCAACTTTCCGAGCTTCAACCAGACGAGCAACCCTTCTTTTAACTGATTTAGGTATTGCACCACCACCAGAATACTTGTCTGCCCACATATTCATTTCTGCGTCAATATATTTGACACCCTTCATTGCAGCATCTGTTGTGCGTTTTAATTTACGATTCATTGTCATCTCTCCCATAGGTATCATGAACATGAAGTTGAATGAGTGCATAGTGCAACACTTTCAACAGGTCTTTACGATTGTAACCATCTTTGTTACCATATCGTTGTGCATACTTTAGAATATTACCGATACAGAAACCATCACCATGACCACCGTCAATGATAAATTCGGTTGCTTGATATTTGTTCTGTGAGTAGTGTTCACTGTATGTCGCATCAACATATGCAGTCAACTCGTCAAGATACATGTCTTCATCGTATTTGTATTGAATCATTACTTCCACCTATAAAATATATGTTCACCAATCTGACCCACCATGTGCATACCCTTTGCAGTTGCCCAACGAGGACTCACATAGGTTGCATGATAGTGTGTCGCACCTTCTGTTATACCACGAAATTCATCGTGTGTCAAGAACATTCTTGCGATATACTTAGATTTTTCCCATGACCTACCTTGACGGGGTTCATCATCACGACCATCACAATACCAAGAAAATTGACATTGATTACGTTTAGGATATTCTTTACCACTCGAAGCGGTATACATCTTCGCCTCATAGACTACATCACATACTGTATTAGGCCATCTAGGGTCATTGACACGGTTCTGAGTCACATCTGCGACAGCATACAAACCAGCATCAAGTTCGTTTCGTGCCTCATGATATAGGTTCAGTGCCATACACAACAGGTCATCATCTGTGTAAGGCAGTTCTTCGATTAACAGAGAGTGTGGTTCTGTTACGACTTGTTGAACGACAACCTCTTTATCCTTCAAGAACATATTAACTGCAATGTTTATAACACTGAATACAGAAAACGCTAGTAGACCTACTAGGGCAATCTTTGTCATAGTTTGATTTTCCATTTTTATATTATATCAAAACCAGATAGGTTTGTCAACCATTTTCTATATCATAGATTAGGTCTTGTATTGCATCATATGCTTGGTCGTGTCTCTCTGACATTAGTCCATAGGGAAACTTAAACGCAAGAGTGAAACGGGGACATTCAGTCCATGCAGCGTGCCAACAGTGGTGTTCTTCTTCGTCCTTGCGACCAAATCGATACCACCGAGCCTGCCATCCCTTGACATCTTCATGTTTAACAAACTCTTCATTCTTCTTATCATAATAAGTAAAGTATCCATCACCACTTTCACTCCATGTGAGAATGATTTGATACCCAAAGGCATTCCAGTTTGTGTGCCAACCGACAAACCCTTTGGGTGGGTAGTATGATGTCAGAGAGTTATTGTTCGCACCGAAGATACGAACCAGTTCATTCTTTGTCCATAGTTTGAGTGGTTCAAATATTTCGGGAAGAACGGATGCACCATGCGACACCTGAAACCCATATCCCTCTTCAGGAAATCCAATGTGGTCTCGTTCCATAACTTCCCACAGATGGTCGGGTTTACAATACTGTTCACCTTCACCGATTGGAGCAGGGCCGAGATGTGAACTAAGTTCTACCATCGCATCGGTATGCGGTAGAAATCTATCAAGTGTGTCATCCAGAGTTTTGAGAAACTCTTTGTTACGGATTACAATCTCAGTCATCGAGCGCTTCTATGATATCAGGGAAGTGGACACCGATAATGTCCCAGCACATATCTGCGATTTCGATATGTTCAAGTTGAGTTCCATGACCACGGCGAAGTTGACAATAGTGAATCCAACTACGCAAAGTTCCAGACATATAGAGAGTGGACATTGTATTACCTTCGGGTAGAACTGCTCTCGCTTGTTCCTTTGCAATCCCTCTTTCTAATGCCCATTTATATGCGTCTTCTGCATTCTTAATCAATTTTTCCTGAACTGTATCCCACATTTCGCGCAGTTCTTCATCATCTGTTGGCATAGAGTTCTGACGGTTCTTCAAGTCCTGAAGTCTTGCATCACGTTTCTGCCATTCAGTCGCCTCTGCATATCGTTGAGAAAACTCTTGAAACGAGAACGAGCGATGTCGTAACATCTGTCGTGCAATATCACGAGTCGTTTTGATTTCAAGAGTCATATGCACCATCTCAAATGGTGACCAATGATTTTCTTTAATCAGATACTTCAACAGTTTTGGGGCAGTTGCAGTGTTGTTTTGATTTGTTGGATTACTTACTCGTGCGGTATACGCAATCAATTCAGCGGCAGTCTTACAGTCCGTGATTGCAGACGGTTTACTCAACGCTATAAGGTTAACTTCTGTCATTTCTCAGATACTCCGATGCTTGGTTGATATCATAGTCTGTGATATGTATGTCATGCTTACTACGCATATATTCCAACGCTTGTTTCAATGCGATTGCAGAACCCTCTGACATTCCCTCGTCAAGTCCACGCATGTAACCACGAAAGAGACCAAACCAAAAGGAAAAGAATACTGTCAATAGGACAATGATTGTATGTAATAATGCGTCCATGTTTACTCCAACTTAAAATTCTTGAATCGTTCTGCGGCTTCTGATTTATCGAATACTGGTCGAGCATCAATGACATTATTATCATCACCATCATCATCATCTGATAGACGCATCTTAGAACGGTCAACCTTCACAGTAAATCTATTATATTTGGTCGGGTCGTTGTATCTGTTCTTCAACTGTTTGACTAGTATCTTACCCAGATTGTTTAGTTCATCGTTTGAGATGAGTGCGAACATGAGGTCTGCGGTAGCGGGTAGTCCAAAAGATTCGGATGTGTCTTCAAGCCCAACATCGTCATTAGAATAACCTGAACGAGTCGTCTGCGTTGCAGATACAATCGGAACGTTGAACTCGACTGCGAGTCCTCTAATTTCTTCTGCAATACTTTTAATGTATGAATATGAGTTGATAGCACCGCCCATTCCTTTCATGCGTGATGAAGCACAAATGTTCAGATAGTCAATAAAGATAATCTCTGGAACAAAGTTCTTCTTGAGTTTCAGTTCGTTCAACAACGCACGGAAGTGCGATGTATTTGCCTGACCTGTAGGATATTCTTTGATAATAAGTTTACCCTGTGTCTTGGCAGCAATCTGTGATACCTTGTCAGTGAACATATCTTTCGACAGGTTCTCCAACTGGTCAATCGGAACATTCAACAAGTTCGCGTCAATCCGTTCTGCGATGCGTTCCTCTGCCATCTCCATAGTAATATACAATACATTACGTCCCTGTGAGAGACCCGATGCAGCGGCATGACACATGAACAATGACTTACCAACACCAGTCCCCGCAAGTGCGATGTTCAATGTCTTGTTAGGCAGACCACCCTTAGTAATCATATTGAAATGTTCAAGGTCAAACGGAATACGTTCTTCCTGTTCATGATAGAAGTCATAACGACCATCTACATTCTCAAGATAGTCGTGACCGATATTGGTATCAAAGGTGACACCCAACGCTTTACTCAAGACATCAGGTATTGCATTCTTTTGTAGGGTTGCATGTTTACCATCGATGATAGAGATACTCTCCATCACCGCATTGAATACTGCACGGTCTTGACACCACTTCTCTGTGCGTTCAATCAACCACTCTAGGTTTTCAGGTTCGGGTGTAAAGATATTTGGTAGGAGTTCAAGTGCAATGCGATAGTCATCTTCACCCAGACGATTGTTCTGGTCTATCTCAATCTTGAATGCTTCGAGAGTCGGAAGTTTATTGTAATCCGCAACAAACTTCGCAATCTCCTTAAAGAGACCACGGTATACACCTTCGAAATAATCAGGCGCAATGAACGGAAGAACTTTACGCATATACTCTTCATTAGTCAGTAAGTTCCTCAATACTGTCTGTTCCAGATTGATATTCATCTTCAAGAAGTTCCTTTACTTGTTCGTGCATTTCATCAGCGGCATACATTTCACCTGTTTTATCATCAGATGCAATCATAGACCCATCGTGGATGGACTGTTCGATTATTGAAGATAGTATTCTACCACAATATATCTGAAATGGCAAGTCTTCATCTATATCTAAATCGGGGTCAGGTGTGAATACAATTTCCATATCATATTTGAGATATCCGTCATCACCTTCTTCAACAATCTTAACACTGCCATATCTAATTACTGTCTCAGGATATTCTTCAAGAAGACGAACATCCCAACCATCAGCGGCATCTGATTGAGGAATTATCTTATAGTGGACATCCTCACTTAATTTTTCTTCGATATCATTCGGCATCTACAATCTCATCCATGTCTACTTTTTGTGCGAGTCCGATTGAGTATTGGGACTTGATGAACTCTGCGAAGTCTGTTCCTTCGAAGATTGGAGTCCAAAATTCCTTCGTGAGCGTTTCTGCCTGACGAACTTTCTTCTCGTCACCAGAGACACTATACCATCCATTAGAAGGCTTAACAACGTAACCACCAGCCAAAGCAACATCAAGGAGACCACTAAACTGCTGGACACCACCTTCCCAAGAAACAGAGATAGGGATTTTACTTTTCTCTTTAACATAACGTGACTTCTCTACATTAATGATGAAGTGGTAACCTTTAATCTCTGTGCCTTGTTTGTCTTGTTGGCGACCAAGAATCCAAATGTTATCGGCACTATAGTAGATACCTGTGCCACCACCTACGATATCTTTCGGGAAGAGACCAATCTCTTTGTATGTATGGTTGACGGCCAGCATTGGAATGTTCTTCATGGTCAGGTAGGGGGTTACCATACGAAACAAACCTTTCAATGCTTTAGCACGGGACATATCTGCCACCGACTTTTCATTGATTGCATCCTCAAGTTCTTTCTTGGATGCGAGATTACCAATCGAATCGATAACGATGATTACATCATCGGTTCGGTCAAGTTCTTCAAGTTGTGCAATTAAGTCAAACTTGAGTTCCTCGACATTGGCGATGGGCGTATGCAACACCCTGCTAGTGTCAATCCCGAACTGCTCGAAGTAAGATTGGGGCGAACCAAACTCACTATCATAAAAGAGCAGAACTGCATCTTCTTTCTCTTTCAGGTATGCACCCGCCATCAGCAGGGCGAAAGAGGTCTTGAAGTGCTTGCTTGGGCCTGCGAGGACTGTAAGTCCTGGCGTGACACCACCGTCAATACTTCCGCTCAACGCAACGTTCACCATTGGAACATTGGTTGGCACCATATCTTGTTCAGTGAAGAACTTACTATTCGACAGAACCTCTGTCGTCTTTATTTTCGAGTTCTTCTTCAGTTTGTCCATAATCGACATTGTTTGATTCCTCACGTTCATCTAATTCATACTGTTTACGATATTCATTGTTTATACTAACACATTTGTCAACTAATGTCAAGTCATTATCGAACATTGTGAATGCTTTTGTGTCTTTGGGGAAACATGCTCCACCGAATCCACGCTTGCCATCATAACCTGGCACGCGAGTGTGACCAACACCGATACGTTCATCTCTACCAATTGCATTCACAATAGTTGGGAAGTTGCATCCAAATCTTTGGATTGAATCATAGAGTTGATTAAAGAAAGTAACCTTCGTTGCAAGGAATGAGTTCACGCCATATTTAACAAATGAGGCCTCAGCAGCAGACATAAACAAAAACTCTTTCGCTGTGCAGAGACTATAGATGTCATACAGTTGTGCAAGACCTTTACATGCGTCAGGATGACCACCAATAATATGATAGTCTGCAAGAATAAATGCTTCTTTTGCACTGGACTCTGTGAGGAATTCTGGATTAAAGGTTAATCGTTTGATATCATCTTCAAAGACAGACCCTACGATTCGGTCAACGACATCAGGTGGGATAGTTGATTTTACAACAACACCACCTTCGGTATGTTCCAGTAATTTCAAAACAGCATCTTCAACAATTGATGCATCTACGAACCCACTATCCGCCATTGGTGTCGGCGCACAAATAAAAGTTACATGTGGATTCCAATCTATCAATTGGTCAATTGTTGTATTATGTTTTGGGTCAACATAAAACTTTTCAATTTCATCATGGGTAAATGCATAATCAACTGCACTGCCGACAAACCCATGTCCAACAACACCCATACGCATTTTTTTAACTTCTTCACTCATTAATTTACTCCGTAATACTCTTTATACCAACGAACAAATGCTTCAACGCCTTGTTCGATATTCACTTTGGGTTTGTAACCCAGTTCTCGGAGTTTCCCAGTGTTACTCCAAGTTTCCAACGTATCCGCTGGATGACGGGGAGCGAGTTCAATGTCTGCTTCCCTACCTAACTCTTTACTTATACACTTAATAAAGTGCATCAGTTCTACTTGTTTACCTCGACCAATGTTGAAGATTTCATTGGATGGGACATCTTCAAACAATATCGTCTTGATACCATTGACAATATCACCGACATAGGTGAAGTCTCTTTTCATTTCACCATAGTTGAATGCCTGAATTGGTTTACCCTTCACGATATTATCAGTGAATTGAAATAGTGCCATATCTGGTCTACCCCACGGGCCATATACGGTAAAGAACCGAAGACCCACATTGTTCAGACCAGAGATTTTGAATTGACATTCATTCACCCACTTGGTATATGCATATGCGTTCAACTGGTGACCAGTCACTTGGTCTTCTACCCAACCTGTAGGCGGTATGGGCGTTCCCCCATAGACAGAACTGGTTGATGCATACACAATTTTCTGAACATTATACATCTTACATACTTCAATCAGGTTTTGTGTTGCATCAATATTATCCTGATGATAGATTTGTTCTTTACCAAACGAGTCACGCACATTTGCACGAGCGGCAAGATGGACAACCATATGCGGTTTGAGCGTATTGAACGCTTGGTCAAGGTCATCAAAGTCCTTGAGGTCACACTCATAGACTTCATGTCCAAAATATTCTACACGATTCTTTTTGAGTGCAGGGTCATAGAATGTATTATAGTTGTCCAAACCGACAACATCAAACCCGTCTTCCAGAAGTGAATCTGCAAGGTGACTTGCGATAAATCCCGCAGCACCAGTTATTAGTATTCGCATACTTTAACAACTCCATGATTTTTTCTTATTGCATATTTACTATCTTTTGGAATACGTCTCGTCTCTAGAACTTCTTTGATATAATCTTTGAACATTTCTGCACCTTTGTAACCCCGCGATGGTGGATACAAATTATCTTCATTACCCATGAAAAAAATACACATCATGGCCACATCTTCAAATGCAACTGCCTTACCATTATACTTGAGTATCTTATCTTTTTCAGATTTTCTACCCTGAACTATTTCAAACTTCTTAACCATTTCTGTAAATATACTCCAATGCTCTGTCTGCCTCTTTGTCAAGAGGACGGTTCTCATACCAGTTACCAGTCTCACGGTCTAACTCAGAACATAACTGTGATATCTGACTCGCACTGATTGGATAACCTTTAGATACTGCGTTACCAGCAATCGCAATCATAATCTGATACATCTTGTGATACCAACCTGTTCCCGTGATTGCACGATACTCTTGTTCCAACCGTTTAGGAAAGAAAGGACAGTCACGATATGATGTCCAGTTTATATCGGTATTATCTAGGGAGTTTTTACGATGTTCCATTACCGCCTTCTGTAGTTCAGGAGGCAGTCTGTCCATGAAAGTCTTACCCTGTGTCTCCACATATGAGTGTTTGTTCATCAACATGTCAGGGTCAATCTTGACACCCTTGTTAGTAAAGATAAAGTTGTATGCACTAGGATACTGCGCGGGAACGTAATACATGCGCGACAGGTCTTTGGTCTGTTCATCTCCCAACTCATCAAACTCTTTGTTCATCGCAAACCAGAAGTGTGGTAGGTCTTTACTATGAACCTCACGGGTCAATGGAAAGACCAATCGAAACTTTGGTTGTTCTAATGTGGATGATGCAGTCGAATAACAGATGTAATAATACTCACCAAACTTCTCTTGCAATACAGACTCTAGGTCACCAACCACCACGAAATCGTCAACATCAAGAGCAGCCCAACCACCCCATACATCAACATTCTTATTAGACCTCGTAGTGTCGGAAATATAACGAGCAGGACTAATAAGAGGAGAAGAATTACTTCCACCTTTTTCACCTTTCTGTTTTGATAACGAATATAACAAAGACTCAAGACCGTCCCAAGAGTCGAACTCCTGAACACGGTGAGTCTTGTTGTCAAACGTATTCTTGAATATTGTCAAAGAATAATTCATTATGTAACTATATCATACCCTTCATCATTTGTCAAGCATGAATACAACAATCACACAACGGTCTTGGTCAGCCAGTTCGGGCATGTGTAACTCTTGTCCATTATACCAGACAAATCGATTGTTCTTAAATTCTACAAGTTCTCCGTTGTAGTATGTTCCCGTGTTACCCCAGAGATAGATGACACCCGCCCACGGATATGTATCTGTATGTGGTGTTAATGCTCTATCTGGATTACTCTGTAACCATTCTTTCTCTTTTCCGTCTATACGATAGAAGTGAAGTCGGTCAACTATCTTACCCGTTGTCTCTTCAATCTTGCGAGTGACTTCAGGATATTTTGTTTTGATATCAAGAGTGCGGAGTCCTGTCCACCCTTCTTTTACATTCATCAAAAAGTTTGACGAACTTAATGTCTGATACTGAACGTTTTCTGCTTCTCTACGGATTTCCCAGAAATCATCAAGAAAGTCATCATGTATGTTCAAGTCATTAGTCATTATAGAATAATTCGAAGTCCCTTGCATACGCTTGTTCTATTAACGATTTTTCTGTGGCGGTCAGTTCTCTGGGTTCATAGTTGCCCATCATGTCGTGACTTAGTTTCATACCAAAGTCCTTCTCCATCTCACTCAGGTTCTCAAATCGATAAATCTTGTCAACATCTATCTTACCATTTCGTGTTACATAGTGTGTTTGGTCATAGATTATATATGGTGTTTTCTTTTTCTTAAAACCATACCCCTTCGGTTCGATAACGGTTCTCAGAAAGTCTTCGAGTGATTCAAACTTCTGTCCCTGTCTCTGTGCATGATAGTAATAACTCAATGCGCGAGAGTATGGATTACGAACCACCGCGAAACTATGGGCATCTGATATGTCATTGAGATACCTCAGTTCATTGATTGACTCATGGTGCAGACCCGATAGTCGATTCCAGTTCTCATGTCCGTTCTCAACCAACCAGTTCCACACACTTGTCCCTGCTGTCTTGGGAATGTGAACAAACAGCAACTTCATAGAGGATACCTGTCAGTCAATATGTGAACCCTATCAACGGGACTTGCGTTTCTCACGCCGTGTCTACCCACAATATTATTGAGTTCGTATATCTTACCCTTTTCCAGATTCCATGTTTCACCGCTGTGTCTGAACCTTACGTCAGGATGTGTAATCAAAGGAATGTGATACCTCTTGGTGCGGTGAAAGATTTTGAAGTCTGGTTTGTCGATATGGTCTGGTATGATTTTACCTGACGGTAAGTTTACCAAGATACCTGTCACCATCTTGGCAGGGCCTTCTATCTCATCAAGGTATGCATATATTCTATCCAGTTCCTCTTTGTATTCTTCGTAAGGAGGGAATACTTTGATGTCATTGAACTCATCATCTTTGTCAGGGTCATACCCACTGATGTTATGACACCACTGAAACGGGACAGCACGAGCCTGTTTATGAACACTCTTCTGTCGTTGTTTCCATTCGTCCCACTCTTCAGGTGTTATGCGAGAGACCCGTTCTGCAAGTGCATCAACGTTTATCTCACCCACAACACGGAGTGTCCAATCAGGTTTGGTTCTGTAAGCTTTAGGCAAAGAACATATCCAACTGTGCTTTAGGTTCTGCGCTCCAACCAACCGCATCGAGGATTGGTTCAAGCGGGTCAAGGAAAGTCTTCTCAAACATCTTGTCGTAGTCCACATATTTTGCGAGTGCAAGTTCGCGTGGTAGATTGACGGGATAGGATATCACATTCTCCTTGATTGGGTTTGGTGTCTTCAAGTAGATGAACTTTACCTTCTCACCATTCTTGACTGTCTCATAACGAGGCATCTGTTTTGTATAGTGATTATATAGTAATGCACCACGAACATGAATTGGTGTAGACTTCTTGTAGATAGTCTTACGGTCAGACCACTTGTCTATGTCTGACACCCCACGAGGAAATGAGATATCCTCGGCGGGTAGACCAGTGAACTCATTTCGGAAGTCACGAATGAAGGATTGTGTTTCTGATTCTGAACCCTTGACCAATATACGAAACATTTCTTTCATCTTATCGCGCACGACTTGGGGAGTAGATGACTTGATTGCCTCGATACCCATCATCTTGAGTTTAGGTTCTGCATACTGCACACCCTCAGAGTTATGAACATTGAGAATGTATCGTTTCTTTGCAACCCAGATACCACGGTCTGCAATCACCTCACGGCCCATCTCCATACGATTGACGTATGCGTTGGTGTAGTCTGCAAGTTCCTGATAGGACTTTTCCAGAACAGTCTCGAAGTGGTCACGACAAATCTTGTCAAGAAACTTCACAGGGTCTTTGGGGTTGAACTGATTGACAATCTTACTCATATTAATATAGAGCGAGTCAGTGTCAATCGCAATCACATAGTCAGAGTCATCAGTCTTGAGAAGAGTATTCATCTCTTTGTTGACTGCACGTTCTGCCCACTTGATTGACAACTGACCCGCAAGTGTGATGGACTCCGCAACTCTTTGGTCAAAGTAACGAAACCATCGGTTACCCAACGCACCATACAAACTGTTCATGAGGATTTTAATCGCCATCTGTTGATTGTCCAGTGTTGCGATTTTGTTTGCAAGAGTCTTGGTGGGAGTTTGTTCATACTCTTGTTGCGCCTCCAACATCTGATTCTTGATGACACGGCGTTCAGAGTAATACTGTTTAATGACACTAGGAATGATACCTTCTCTATCTCGTCTGAAACGAACACCCGAAGGTGCGAGTGCATATTCGGGGTCTGTGTCGGTAACCCCTCGCAACATATGTTCAACCGAAGTGTGAGTGATACCATCCACCACAGTTTCGGGAGACATATTGTATTGCACAATAATATTAGGATACAGAGAATTGAGGTCAAAGGAAGTAACCCAATCATGTGACCCGACTTGAGGTTCTTTTACATAACCACCCGCATAGTCGCCCTTTGGTTTTTCAACCTTTGCGGGAACTGCAATCTTTTGTTGATTGAGAATCCGATAGATGATTGTGTCCCAGATAGTAGTCGTTCCAAGAACCTCTTCATAGTTCACCCCACCTTTGTATGCAAGAGTAAACGCAAGGTCAAGGAGACCCAACTTCTCGTCCAGTTTGTCTACCAGTTCAACGTCTCGAATATTATAGTCGATGAACTTCTGATAGTCTTCCTTATAGAGAGTATACAGATTACCATACTCTTCATAGGATAGTTTACGTTCACCCAGAACGACAAACGCAATGTGGTCAAGTCGATAGGACTCTTGTTGACCTAGAGTATTGTAGGTGAACTTTTGAAATAGATTGTAGTAGTCCAACTGCGCGACACCCATGATGTCATAGGTATTTGTTTCTTTCATACCGAACTTGTTTGCGCGGGCAGTCTTCTTATTGACCACACCCCACGGAGAGAACTTCTTGATAGACTCCTCACCGATTACTTTACGAGTGCGATTGATTAGATATGGAAGGTCAAAACCTTTACTGTTCCAACCTGTCACCACATCAGGCATACCGTGTTGTGACCAGTAGTCAATGAAACGAGAGATGAGTTCCAACTCGTCTTCGCATGGAATGAAGTATACTCCATCAGGTGCTTTGTAGTCACCTAGACCCCAGACACGGAAAAAGTCTTCCTTACTGGATTTGATACAGATAGAGATAACAGGATAGTCTGCTTTGTCAGGTTCGGGGAAACCCTCATCTGACTGAACCTCGATATCAATAGTCGATACAATGATATCATCACGGACATATTTAATTTCGTTGGGGAATCGTTGTGCGATGAACTGTGATACGAAGTTGTTCATACCATAGGTCTTGAAGTTGTCAACGTGTTCATATCGTTTGGTGAAGTCGGTTGCATCTCGCATGGAGTCAAACTCGATGGGTTCAACCGAAGCGCCTTCCAGAGAAGACCACCCACTACCTGTGTCACCATTCACAAAGAGTGTGGGTTTGAAAGGGATTTTCTTTTTGACCGCTTGACCACCAGAGTATCCGCGATAGAATAACTGGTTACCGAAACGGTCTACAGATGTGTAAAAGTCCATAGTTTTTCCTCATGATACATTTACATTATACACGAGTGCGCGACATTTGTCAATCAATAATTTTGTATCCATTTCTTGTGGTGGGGTTTCTCTCCCATGGCGCTTTTTTTACCCCAACATGTTCTTGAGTGATTCCTATTGACTTAGATATAACCTGTGTCGATGCAAGTTTGAAAGGACTGGCCTTTGCATTATTGTTGTATGTGTTGTAAAGGTCAGACGCTGTTCTTCCCACATTTACATGTGGTGGATTGGGATGATGACACATCCATGTATATCTGCCCCAGTCTTCACGATTGTTTGACAGATATGTTTTGACTAACCTCTCTACACATCCGTAAGGGCCACCATTCAAAGGGAATTCCTGTTTCAACAATAAGTCATTCATAAAGATAGCGGCGGGTCTTGAAAATGAATAACAGGACATGAACAGTCCGTGGTTCGCATACGATAATCCATTCTCCATTGTGAAGTCAAATTGTCTTTTGAATTCATCCGCATCAAGTAGATATGAATCGTGTTCCATGACATAGAATCTTGACCGACTCTCTGCCCGTTTCTTGATGAGTTGCCAGTGAGAAATATCTCCTGCTCTCTCAGATGGAGAACTCATCTTACCCTTCTGCATTCCGTGAAGGAGAGGTTTCCAGTTGTAAAGAGGTTCAAGGTCTGAAATCGTATCAGGTGTATAACACTGAATGACTTCAATGTCAAGTAAATCTTGTTTTGACCAAGACTCTAATGCAATCTCTGTGTATTTGACCGACACTGGATTGTTCAGGTCGGCAATCATATATGCTTTCATAATAAAATATTTAGGGGGACAGTTACCCGTCCCCCCTCATATATCAACTAATAAGTGGTTGAATAATTGCTACCATCATGGCAACAGTTGCAACACCTAGTGCTGACAAAAGATTAATATCGGTCATTTTATTTTCCTCGTTTAATCGATATTGATTTGACGAGGCTGCTTCTCTTCTGGGATTTCTAACTTCAGTGTTACTGCAAGTAGACCATCCTGAAAAGATGCTCCAGTTACTTGGACATACTCTGACAGACGGAATCTACGTTCAAAGTTACGAGTCGAGATACCACGGTGGATAACTTCACGACCCTTTGATTGGTAGGTGCCTGTAATTTTCAGAGACCGCTCCTTCTGTGAAATCTTGATATCATCTTTACTGAAACCCGCAATAGCGAGTTCAATTAGATATTCGTTATCATTTTCTTTGATGATATTGTGTGGAGGATAGTGGTCGTTTGCGTGTGACGCAGCGAACTGCATATCATCCAATAGTCTATCAAATCCAATGAAAGCGGATTTCGGGAATAAAGTTTTTTCTAAATTGGTCATGTCTCTTCATCTCCTGTTAAGCAAGACAGTTAGAGAACCCGTTATCGGCATTCTCATTACTATATATAATGTATAGATTTTGAATGTCAAGCCCTGAGAGAAAAAAAATGGCACAAAAAATAAAAACTGCGACTCGAATTGAACCAACCGTAAAAGGCACAAGTATTGGTCGTAAACCAATCTTTAGTTCAATGAATAAACACAAGAGACGCAACCACAAAGCATATCGTGGTCAAGGAAGACCTTAAACTCTTTCTTAAACAAAGAATGCGGGGTCGCAGTCAGGGTCACTCTCAAACCCAAATGAGAATGTGCATCTGGAAACTTTAGGTTCTAACTTATGCCAAGTTCCTCGTGGTATCCAGACTGCATCGCCTGGCGTCATAACACGAACCTCATCCTTGTCGGTAGGTTTCTCATCATACCCGATTGTAATCTTACAGTTGTTGATAACCTGAACAAGAAAGACATCCATACTATCTTTGTGACGAGGATATGACCCAGAGTATTGACCGAAACCAACAAATGCGATGTTGGTAACATGCGGCGGGCCCTTTTTATATTCGTGTGGTTTTTTCTTAGGCGCTTTGGGAATTAGAAAATCTACCAAATCTTTATGGATATCTTTTGCAAACTGTGGTGCAGAATCTCGACAATGAAACCTATTCATACCCAAACGTTGTTTCTCACGATTCCAGTCGTAGAGTTCGTCTGGATGGGTATCGACTAATTTCATTAGTCTTTCCCAATTATATCCTTCGGTATCTACGTTTGTCCACCAATGTTTTTTATTCCGAATCTCGTCAGTATGTAATTGAAAATCTATTTGTTTCCAATGTTGTATTTCGGACATAGTTCCCACTGGTCTTTATCTTTGTAACCAATAATCTTGATTTGACGAAGAGGCGCACAGTCTTGTGCAACTTCTTTATTTTGAATTTCTACTAAACCCCAATCTGACAATAACGTTGCGATAGTATTACGTCTCTCAACATCAGACTGTTCTAGGTTTGCTTTCTTACCATCAAGCATAAACAATTCTTTGAAGTGGACAATATAGTATCGTCCTTGTTTATGAAGTATATGACATGATTGAAATAGTTTATTTTCTTTGCGTGATGCAACGCCGATGCGGGTCAGAGTTTCACGAACTTTGAGGAAGTCATCGGGTTCTGCCAGAGTAATCTCTAACATGTTCACAGGACTCCATGATGCTAATTTACTTTCTTCCACCTTTATTCACCTTTTCTCTTATTGTTTGTAATTGAGAAGGTGATAGGAGTGACAATACTTGTCTTGCTTTTTCATTACTATAACCATAGTATTCCTTCACCAACTCAAGGTCATTTTCTAATTCAGGTTTTACCCATTTGGAAAAACGTTTCCGTTTCCTAATTATATTTATAAGAAATTGATATTGTAGACGGTTGTCTAGGTGGTGATATTTGTTCATCTCATTTGCAAGAACAACAGTATCAGGAAAGTAAGAAAGACTACGGTTGACCATAAACCCATTATAGGTCTTCTCGTCTTCCATCACATCTTTCTTTGTATAGTTTATCGAATTCACATAATCAAAGGGATTCATCTAAATCTCCAGTTGTTCAAGTAGTATATCACACTGTTTGAGGAAAGTCAATCCTTTGTTGTCTCGATATCCGTGTCCGTATACAACTCTTGATATGCCGGCTTGGTAGATGAGTTTTGCACAGTGGATGCATGGGGCGCATGTTGTGTATAAAGTAGACGCCTTCGCTGATTCATTTGATTGCGCCACTTTTGCAATAGCATTCGTCTCTGCATGTAATACCTCTTCTTTCGTTTTTAGATTATTTCCATACTCATCTGTTGTCTCGCATTGGTTAGTCCAACCCGAAGGCATACCATTATATCCAATAGAAATAATTCGATTATCTTTTACAAGGATAGCACCAACTTGCATTCGTTGTGCTGATGACAGTTTTGCATAGACACTCGCTGTTGTCATATGCGCCTTATCCCACTTATCCAAACTCGAACTCCATCTGTTTAGGAATCCATTCACCATCGACATTGACAAGAACCATAGGGTCTCGTTCTATGTCGTTTTTTAGTTTAGGAACAAGAACCACAACTTGGTTAGTTTGTTTATCTAAACGATTACCGTGGTCATCGTAATACCAACTTCGTTCTTCTGGAATGTGGTCGTTATCGCCAATTTTAACATATTTCATGTTTACCCCCAATGTCTGATTACGCCCGCGATGATAAAGAAACAGGTAATCCAATTGACTAACTGTAGCACCATCTTTATATATAATCCTCGTCTCGCCTGCCGTTGAGTTAAGACAGGAGTTTTGGGTTCGTCTTCATCGGTTCTCCCGATATAGTAATCGAGAGACCGAGCCATTATTTTTTCCCAAGTTTTATATTTCATCTCTTCAGGCATCGTTGTTGTCATCCCAATAGACAGCAGCATAGATGCTAATAACTAGGAATAATACTAACCATTCCATATCGAAATGACTCCGATACCGAAGAAGATTAACCAAAACGCGATTAGTCCAACTTTGTCTCTATCCATCACGCCACCCAAAATAAAGTTCCAACGAACACAACCAACACGATACACACTTTTAGTGATACCTTGTCAAGAATAAATCCAAACTTTTCCATTATACATACTCCACATTTGCCATACACTCGGTAAGGCACGCTACTAAATTCAGTTCGTGGTCTGCAACAAACGCATTCTTGTATTGATAATCAGCAAGAATGAGAATGAGTTGCGGAACACTCTCTGGTTTGACATTACCTTCCACACTGTCATATACACCACGGAAGATAGATGCGGGTTCAAGGTCGATATTGTTCACGACCCACTGACGCATTTTCTTGAAGTCTTTTTCCTTCAAGTGTTTATATAGGTCAGTATATTTACTGTTGTCCTCAACGATGATATCAGTAGTGATACTACCACCGATACTGCCCCGTTGCAGTTCGTTCAGACCTCTACGAAAGTCGGGGAAGTGTTTCATCACCAGATTGGCAACGGTCTTACCATTATACTCAATACCCTCGTCACGAAGGATATCACGACAACGGGAGAAGAACTGTTGTCCCAATGTCGCACGGTCTTTGTTGGTCTTCACATTGAACTCATACACACCGCACCGTGAGTGTAGGGGTTCGATGACACGGTTCTTGAAGTTACATGTCAGAATGAACCGACAGTTCTGTGAGAACTCTTCGATGAACCCACGCAGGGCTGGTTGTGTGGATTGAGGATTGAGGTAGTCTGCCTCATCAAGAATAACAACTTTATATCCACCTGACAGAGAGACAGACGATGCGAACTGTTTGATTTTACCACGCAGTGTGTCGATGTTACCTTCTTCTGAACCATTGATTACAATGTAGTCCAGTCCCAGTTCGTTACAGATAGCACGAGCAACTGTAGTCTTACCCAGACCAGCCGTGCCAGTAAACATCATGTTAGGGATTTCACCAGAGTCAACAATCTTCTGAAATGTTTGTTTCAGGTCATCTGGTAGGATAGTCTCTTGGACAGTCTTGGGTCGATACTTCTCAACCCATAAGAATTCTTTACTCATAACAATATCCCTTCAATAAAATTCGTATTCTCAATTCTTTCTTTTGCGTAACCAAAGTAAGTATCGTCTAGTTCAATACCTATAAAATCTCTACCTAGAGACTTACAGGCAACACCTGTAGTGCCAGTTCCCATGAATGGGTCAAGCACTAAACCATCATCTAATGCCTCTAAACAGTTTAACGCAATCTGTTCAGGCATAACCGCAATATGGCCAGTGTCCTTTCTTCTGGCAGTAGGGACACATTCCCAGACATCACTGAGACGTTTTTGATTATTAATTTTAGTCTTACTGTCTTTGGTCAACCAGTATACTCTTTCACTGAAAGGAAAGAATCTCATCTTATCACAGTTCGCACTCTTCTTCATATTCCAAGTGATTTCTTGTTTCAATATAAAGTCACTTTTGAATATCCATTCCAGTGGATGTATCGCAATACCATCAAGTATTCTAACCTTGTGATTGTAGAAGAGACTACCAGTCGGTGAAAGTATCTCAAAACATTTACTGAGAAACTCAATCTGCCATTTCTGATAATCTTCCTCATTCATATTGTTATTAGAATAAGTTCCATGTTTGGTAGTATTGCTACGCATATTTCCGATATTATATGGTGGACTTGTAACGATTGCGTCAACAACCACTCCTGATTCAATCAGGTCATCCATAACATCCAAACAGTCACCTTGAAGTAGTCTCATACTTTCTCCATAATAAAAATCTAGTATATCACATCAATACACTATAGTCAATATAAAAATGGGGTGAGCGGAAAGGAGACGCCCACCCCACCAAGTCGGCGGAAAGGAGGACGCCAGACTTATTCTTTGGTGTCCTCGACACCTTGTTCAGATTGATACTCTTCACAGATTTGGATAATCTGGACTGCTTGGTCGCGGAGTTGTCCAATGGTAGAGAGTTCCTCACCTTTGAAACCGCCTCGTTGAACTACTGTATCAATGACTGCAACGGTTGAACGAGAAACGCGATTGCCTAGTTCGTAAATTGCAGTATGGTCTTTCTGTGCTTTTGCCATCATTATGCTCCGTAAGTTGATGATTTTTCAAGTGCAATAAAGTATTCAATCGCAGATTGTTTACTCGTAAAGTGTGAGATTAATTTAGAGGAAATCCCAACCTCAAAGTCTTCGTTGACAACTTTCACATTACCAACGTTCAGAATAAAGTTGAAGTCAACCCCTTCTGGATAGTCACCCTCTACCTCGATAGAGAATGCATTGGATGTTGCATCCTTACTGTCTACAACAGACAAACGAATTGCACCAGTTGTCGGGGTGATGGAAATCTCCTCATGACCCAATGCGGCAGCGGCACGTTTGACTTTACCCAATGTATCAGTATCTAGGGTAAACTTAACCTCTGCTTCTGGCATATTGATATCCTTGCCAGGCGATGTCAACATCTCTGGGTCAGAGAAGAAATACTTCACAGAGGAACGACCAGTAGAGTCACCGACTACAACATAGTCTTTCTCAAATGAAAGACGAGGAGAGTCAACCAATGATAGAACATTCAGAAACTCATTCAAGTCATAGATTCCAAAACCTTGTGGAAACTCTTCATTGAGTTGTGCAGTAGATAGAACATTACGAGCGACTGAAATAGTCTTGATAACACTACCTTCTGTGATTACGATGTTAGGATTGATTGTTGCATAGTTCTTCAACACTTGCAACGTGGTATCTGTTAGTTCCATAATAAATTCCTTTTCTAATTTATAAAGTGTATTATACTACATCCCGATAGGATTGTCAAGCAGCTTTTAACTTGGAGAAGTTCTTTTCTTTCACGAACTCCAGTCTGCGTTGGAATGCTGCGTCTTCCAGTTCAGATTTGTGAGAGATGACAAACACATTTGTGTCCTCACCCAGACTTGCGATAATCTTCATCAGGTTCTCGATACCCTCTTCATCAAGGGATGAGTCAAAGGTCTCGTCAAGAATAAGAAGATTTGTTGCAACACTATTCTTCATCTTGGCAATCTGTCTCCAAGTAAATAGTAACGATAAGTCAATACGTTGTTTCTCTCCCTCACTGAATGAGTCATAGGAGAATGCGTCACGATGTCGTGACCGAATTGTTTCGGTGAAACTTTCATCCAAATCAAAGTGAACAAAGAAGTCCAAAGTCTGTAGATACTGATTGGTCAGATTATTGATAACGGGTAGATACTGTTTAATAATCTTAGTCTTGATACCAGTATCCTTCAACAACTCTGCACTGATACGATGATATGAATTCTGTTCGTTCAATCGATACTTCTCGTCTTGCAAACCTTCTTTCTCTACACGAAGGTTTTCGAGTTCAGTGTTCGCTTCTGTGAGGTCGCCAGTTTCCTCGTTGAGATTGACCAGTTCATCGTTAATTCCATCGATTGTCCGATTGATTGCCCTAATCTCTTGATTATTAGCGTTAACCTTTGATTGCCATTCCCGTAGGCAATCCATCTGGACTTGGAGGGCTTCCTGTTTTGATAACAAAGACTGTCTTTGCGCTTCACCCATGTCGAGTGCGTTCTTGATAGTCCCAGCTTTGGTCTTACACCTGTCAAGATGATAGTTCTTGGTCTTATCATCAATCTCTTGTTCACATGTGGGACAAGTTTGATTCTCTTCGAAGAACTTTGCCTGTTTGACAACTTCTTTCTGTTGGGTCTTGAACTGTGCAACATATCTGTCAAGTGAGGTAATGTCTTCTGATACCTTAATTGTTTTCTCATTGACATCTGGGGACTTCTCTGTAATATCTTTTGTTAATTCATCATTCTTGTCATTCAGGACACGAATGTCTTCCTGTAAAGATTTGATGGTGTCGAGTTTTTCTTTCTTCTGCTGGGCAGTTATTGAACTCAAGTCACGAAGATACTTCTTCTGCGAATTAATTTTAGTCTCGACAATACTCAACTTGTGACCGTTATCACCAATCTGGTCTTTCAGGATAGACATTCGTTCCTTTAACAATCCGTTCATCTTACTGAACACATTGATATCAAGTAAGTCTTCAATCACTTCACGCCTGGCTTGAGAGGTAAGTTGCATGAACGGCACAAAGGACGAAGACCCAAGAACCACGATTTGATGAAAAGACTTGTGGTTCAACTTGATAATATTGTTCTCAAGCATCTGTTGATATTCCCGTGCGTGAGAATTTTGATTCACCATATTTCCATTGACCCAGATTTCAAACTTATTAGGTTTGATACCACGGACAACCTTATACTTCTGTGAACCAATTCTAAACTCCACTTCGACCAACAGACCCTTTTGATTGATACTGTTGACGAGTTGAGGTTTAGAGATTTTACGGTGAGGTTTACCAAACAGTCCGAATGACAACGCATCCAACATAGTCGATTTACCCGCACCGTTATGTCCCACTACCAAAGTGGTGGGTGACATATCAAAGTCAATCTCGGTAAGATTATTACCCGTTGACAAAAAGTTTTTGAATCTTAGTTTTTCAAAGTTAATCATTTAGTTATAATATCACACTGGTTAGGAGTTGTCAAGCGATTTGTTTTTTTCTTCCGTCATCCCACACCAGTTACACTCATGACCAATTTCAGTTCCAATGACATCCTTTTCGACACGACAGTAGTGTTCCCAAAATCCTTCGGGTGGTTTGAACCCGTCACTAAACCCCAGACCCATCTATACAATCTCCATACTTTGCGCTTCTTTCATAAGGTCAGATACCTCTTTCTTGATTCGGTCTCTATCCAAATCAGTATTGACAGCATCTATATAGTTGAACACTAACGTCTGTGTATCCTCTACAGAGATGTTCTCATCTTCAACATTTTCACCAATGAACTCCTTGAAATCTTCTGCGATTTTCAGTTCATGAATCTTCTGCGCCTGCACACGGTCAACAAAACGTTCAAACTCATATGGGTCACCCTTGTTGACTACAATTAATTTGACAAACTTATTATCAAGATATGATAGGTCTTTGAACTTATTCATGTTCTCATGGTCATAATAAATTTTTTCAAAGATTGTAATGGGATTACGAATCGATTCAAGTTCTCTTGTTTCTGTATCAAATACATGAAAATACTTTGCATCATTGCAGTCGTTCCAGAAGAACTCCATCTGACTTCCCAGATAGTGGATGTTACCCTGTGATGACTTTGCATGGAAGTGACCAGACAAAACCATTTCAAAACGGTCAAAGTGTTTCTTGTCCATACCGTCTTGACATGGCATACCCTTCTGCATTTCAAACCCTTGCAGTTCTAAGTGAGCACCTACAATATCTGCTTTACATTTTGACAAAAACTTTAAGGTGTCTTCCTCATTCTCCTGATTAATCCACGGAATGAGTGCGACCTTTACACCATCATAATTCAATACACTTGGTTCAAGAACAAGGTTGACCTCATTCATGTAGTGTCCTTGTAACTCTTTAAGTGAATTTAGTTCGTTTGTATTCTTGTAGTATACATCATGATTGCCTGGAATAATATCCATAGTGATACCATGTTTACGCATAGGTTCAAGAAAGATTTTACGATTGTGTGATAACGCTTTGAAGTTTACGGTCTTACGATTATCGTAATAATCACCCAAGTGTAAAATGTGTTTGATGTCGTTCTCTAACAAATGTGGAAAGAACACCTCATTGTAGAAGCGTTCTTGGTAATCCATAAAGATGTCAGAGGAGTTGCGAATACCCGCATGGGTATCATTTAGGATTGCTATCTTCATTTGCGACTCTCTTCAATGCCTCTGCCATGCTCAATCTTACAGAACTCATGTTCTGCATTTTAATCGCTTTTTTACGCAACTTGCGATGCGCCACTTTTTCTTTTTTATCCATTAATAGTCTAATCTCCTTGCATCCACTATCGTCTGACAATCTTCCAACCACTGTTGAAAAGACAGGTTGTCCTTATACAACTCGCGTTTCTCTGGTGTCCCGAAGTAATCGAGAACCCATTGCGCTTGTTCAAGGGTCTTCCCGTGATAGGATAGATTTTTCATTTTCCTATTATACCAAACTTGACAATATTAGTCAACAATAAAATTACTTAAATCAGAATCCGCTTTGACTGTGCGTCTCTTACGTTCCTTTTTAACAATATCTTTCCACTCAGAGTCTTTCTCTTTGACCTCATCAATCCGAATACGAAGTTGGTCAACAAATGCCTGTGCGACTGAGGCTGATTGTTCATCACCCAGTTCATTGTCGAGGAAGTTCTCAATACCAGATTGATTGATATACTTCATCTTAATATCCTGTTGTTTCTTTTCTTTTTCAATACGGCGTAAAAATGCAAACCATGAAATCTGTGTAAAGTATGCAAACGCATTTGGTTTACCCGTGCGTGTCGCTGCCTCTAGATTATAATTCTCAATCGCCTTGAGACAATTCTCTACCGCATCCATCACCATCTCTTCGCGATATGTGTATCGAACAAAGTTTGATTTGTGCGACAATCCCTCACAGATTTTGAGAAAACATTCCGCGATATAGTCAGGAACTTTGGGTAGATTATTATTTCCCGATTTACGTTCTTTATCCAACAAAGTAACATAGTCTACTACTGCCTGTGAAAACTGTGCATTATTTACATAATGTGGTTTATCTTTTGGTTTTACTTTTGTCATAATATTCTCCAGATTTAATTCATATTATACTACATTTTTTTTCTCATGTCAACTAAAAATAATGCTTGACAAAAGTTGTAATTCATGTTATACTTAAGCTGCCTTTTGGGGAGGGTTGAATACCCTAGTGAAGTTTCTTAGGGTCAAACTGAATTACGTTACTGTAATCACTATCGTCCTTCAATAGTTTTAGATAATCTTCAATACCTTTCGCAGATGCTTTCACTTTCTTAGTGATACTTTCAATATCTTCGGAAGTGGGGTGCGAATCTTCATAATCCCTTTCCCTCTGTTTATTCATCTGCGCCATCTCATCAACTGCCTCATCATATTGTGCAATGAGAGTTTTTGGTGGAAATCCGATACCAACAACATGATTACCATTTAAGACAATTAGGTCTTCTGGATTCTCTTGATATACCATCCACGGCCGGAACGAATAATATCGAACACCCGTTTCAGCCATTTCACCCATAACAAGTTTCATAGGTTTTCGAACTACAATCTCAAGTTCTTCTTCGTTGTGCCATTGAATAATCTCACACACAACTTCTTCACCTGACACGAGTTTGAATTGTCTGACTTCGTATTGTTCTTCGTTTATATCCATAGTATATCCTTATGTTTTACATAACTATTTATATGTAAGATAACTTTTCCTTTTTGTAGTTATCAAGAAATTCCATCATCGTCCCTACTTCATCTAGTTTGTATCGCCATGAATCTGCTTTGTAATAGTGTTTGAAATTCTCAGGTGTTTCATATTCTTTCATTGCTACGGGTTGACCCTGAAAACAATATGTAGGGTCGTGTCCAAGTCTCATATATTTTTCAGCTAAAAAATCTTCTACCCATTCTAAAGCGTCAAACCAGTCATAGTCACCACTAGGATGAATCCAATAATTAAACATTCGTTTTTTCTCAGGATTTAATCCGTCTCTACTCATGATAGTGTTTTCATATAATTCGCGATGAATGGGATTTAATATTGTGATATCATTTGAAAAAGTGTAACCGTAATCTATAAAATTTTTCGTTATAGTGTTATCTATCTCATCAATAATACTACCATCGTCCTGTTGCAAAAATAGAGGTAGATATGAGATAGTGTGATTAGACCAATACTTATTTAACCAATCCTTCGATGCATCTAATGTTTCAAATGTCTCGAATGGTAGTCCCGCAATCATAGTCATAGAACCCGTGTAAAAGTATGGAGAGTTTTTGTTAAAATATTCTTCGACCTCAAGTAATCCTTCTTTTGTCTCTTCGGGCGGCATTCCCTTTCCCATGACCTTTGCTGACTCATAATTAAATGATTCAACACCATAACTGTGTGATGTATAACCCGCAGCAATCATGTCATCCCATGTTTCCTTACCGTGACGAATCAATAAGTCTGCTCGTGCATATCCATGAAGTTGTGTTTGAAACGGAAGTCTTCTTACTGCATCACCCACCATCTTCATTTTTTGTTTACTGTCATTTACTGTATCATCTGTGATATAGTAGTTCTTTACTCCCCAACGTTCATAGTTTTCTAACAGTTCATCGTGGACACTATCACCATCACGCATCTGATTACCCTTCAATCCAATGAGGGGGTATGAACAATACTTACATGCAAAACGACATCCACGACCTAATTCAATATTTAACATTTCATTAGGTTTGATAAAGTCTCTATCCTCATAAGATATCGCAGCATCTCGTTTAGGGTAACATGGATAATCATCATATCCATCAATAATCTCTAATCCAGTCGTAGATTTTTTTACTATAGGTTTTTCTTTCCCTGCTGTCAAATGACCTAAAAGTGCGTCCATCGCATATTCACCGTTTCCAGCGATGTAATAATCTACGCCAGGCAAACAGGTAATACAATATGATTTTACTCCACCCGCAACAAATTTTACCCACGGCCATTTCTTTCGAATATATTCCATGAGTCTTACAAACTGTGCGGCAGAATCTCTGTCTAATTGGAAGATGACACTGACGCCAATGAATACAGTATCTTTTGTTATTCTTTTATCCACATATTCACGAAGTTCTTCATCAGAAAAATGATACATGTAATCAAGACATTCTATATCCCACCCTTGTTTTCTTAGATATGTCGCGACTCTATGTGCGCCAAATGCTCGATAAAAATCGGGGATAGATTGTATCCCTGCGTATGCATTTCCAAATTTACTACTTGTCCTGTCTGCTGTTCTTTCTTTTTTGTTTTTTTGGAACATGTTTTTCATCATGCCAACTCGAAAGCCGCCAAACATCAATCCGTGCATTATTTCAAGTCCACTTTGTAAATCTTATGGGGAAACTGTTCTTTGGTATATATCTTGATTCTTTCTGCGCTGTGTCGTAGGGTAAAGTTCTTGTGTGACCTAATATGCATGTCATCCGCAATGTCGTAGAGTTGTGTGACCGACCCATCATCTGACTGACGCAAACCCCGTCCTATCGATTGCAAAACTTTAACTTGAGACTTACTAGGACTAGCAAAGACAATGTTATGCAGATTCCTAATGTTGATGCCTGTGCTAAAAGTGCCGAGTGATGCAACGATGATAGCATTTTTCTGTTTCTCCACGATGCCGCGAATCTGTTCGCGGTCAGTTGCGTCCACCTCACCCGACACATAGAAAATCTTACGACCTTCCTCTGCCTTATCTCTCATCATGTCAAAGAGAATCTTACCGTGTTTCTCTACGAACTGAAAGAGAACCAGAGTGTTACCAGTCTGGTCAAGTGCGAGATTGGTGATGAGTTTATTTCGTTTCTCGTTCTGAACGATATAGTCAATCTCTTCCTGATAGGTTGCGTCCTTCAACATATGACATACATCATTGTGATATCGCAATAACAGGACAGATATATTTAGTTTCGCAAGTGTTCCCTTCTCTTGCAAATCCCGTGTCATAGTGACACGTTTAGTTGGCCCGAACAGACCCTCTAATACCAGTTTATTAGTTTCAGTGCCATCGAGCGTGCCAGTGGTGCCGAAACGGTATTCTGCGTTGAGACATTTGTTCATGATACCTGACAGGGATTTTGCCTTGAACAAATGCACCTCGTCTCCAAATACGCAACCGAAGTTCTCGAACCATTCCTTTGGGAACTTGTAGATAGATTGCCATGTGGAGATGACGATTTGTTTGTCAGTGTTCTTGTCTTTGCCTGAATAAATCTTATGACATAGGTCAGGGTCAAACCCATATTCTTCAAAGTCCTTATGCATCTGTTCGACCAGACTTGTTGTGGGAACAACAATGAGAACCTGTTTATCATAGTTATCGATATACCACCGCAACAGATTATAGATGATAAATGACTTACCCGAACCTGTGGGTGACAGAAGAATCGCCCGTTTTTTCTCGATACTGTGGGTAACTGCATCATATTGATAGTCGCGTAGTTCAAAAGGTAGACCTAGTTCACTCTGAAACTTGATGAGATTCTGGTGTTGAACGTGATTAGTTTTTGCGGGATGACCGTATGCGGTCTCCTGTAGTTGGAGAGGATACATGCGGTCAGAACAGAACTTCTTCAGATGGTCGTAGAGACCAACATTCAGTTCGCGAGTGACCTGATTGAATAGTTTGATTTTCCCGTCCCACTTGCGTGACTTATACATCGGCATGAATTTATAGCCTGGCACATAGAACGAAAAGTAGTCGCGCAGTTCGGGGAGTTGGTGTGCTTCACAGTCAACCAACATCATAGAATGGTCTTTGAGACCGACTGTGATAGTATTAGGTAAACTCACAACTTGAACAGGATGAGAATAAGTAGGATGTTAGTCAAAAATATTTCAACCGCAAGGATGGTGTGATACCATACCCAGCGTGACTGATATACCTTGTTTACTTTGAAGGTTTCTCTAACTTCATCAAACCATTTCATTTTATGCTCCCGCTTCGAATTGCCTCCAGCGTATCATGTTACCGATTGTCTGGTGTCGCCAGTTCAGGTTACTAACTATTTCTTCGAGTGTATCTATAATCGTTTTAAGATACTGAATTTTCATTTCAGAGTCTTGGATATCTTTATCAGAGTCATAGTAATATTCTTTGAAGTTCTTGGTGGTTGCATTTAGACCATCATACGGGTCATACTCCCATCCACGGGATTCGATATCTTCTTGAGACATCTTACCTTCATAGTAGAGATATTTATCTTTGAGGAGAGTCTTCTGGTCAAACTCTGCCTTCTTGAGACGTAGTTTGGTCAGAGATAAGTATTCGAGATACTTCGAATGTAACGCAGGGGTCACACGCGAGGTCTCGTCTAGTTGATGTTTTGCGATTACGGAGTCTTCTTTCCACTCCGCAAGGATACTTTCTAAATCAATCATAATGTATTATACCAAAGTTTATATAAAAAGTCAAACTATTTCGAATTGTGCAAACCTAAATGATGCGTCAAATGTCAAGATACTAGTTGCGCCTGTTGTTGACTGGAAGTCGATTGTTCCTAGTGATGTGGGGACACAATCCTTATATCTTATTTTCTTGGTTGTATTGTTGTGACTGGATAGAACCGACAACGTGATATCAGCATATGTAGGGGCTTTGGTCATCGCGTCACCCGCAGACACTTGACCGTCATTGATGATACGAATCATCCAGTCATACATTTCTTTGTATGAAGTCATATCCTCATCGAGAATAATCTGGAATGAGACTTCAGAGAAAGTTATCTTGTCTCCCGCGAGAGGGACAGATGTAATACGGCGACTAGGTAATTCTACAGGAGATAATGTCGCGCCTGGATGATTGACTGACTGACAAAAATATTCCAAGTTTGGATAACGTGTTCTGTTTATGATAACACGAAAACCCGTTGGTTGGAGATAATTCAGATTCGTTGTCAGTGTTTCATCTGATATCTGAACAGTTGATGTTACTGGCATAGTTACCCCTTATAATATACTTCTATTTATAAGAGTTTTGCGTTACATGTTCTGTAGTTTATCAAGAGTTAGATATTCAAAAGTGATACCTTGAAGTGCAACCTGTTCTTTGATTACCTGACAACGTTTCTCCAGATACTCGATTTTTTTCAATGTTGACTTACCACCATCTTTGTTATAGTCATATACCAACCAAAAATTCTTACCATAACAACCGCATATCAAGTTCATGAAAACATGAGAGAGTTTATCAAAGTGCGACTCCGCATTCCCCAATTGTTTACACTCGACATGAACAAGGTTATCTTTATGTATCAACTCAAAATCACCTTCACGGGGTAATCCAAAATGACAGTTGAATTTTGGTTTTGTGGTGATACCTCGAATATTACTATTTGATTTCAAGACATCTTCTGTGATATCCTCAAATAGTTTACCCGAATGTGTTGCAGATTCCCCAGCATGAGGTCTCCAATCCATCACAATATCTTCACCCCAAAGAGAGTTTTGAACCTTTACTTGGTCACCATATTTTTCAATCAATTTAGTATTCATCGTATAATATCAATCTCGTCTGCGTTCACATTCCATGACTCTACAACAGTTCGCAGACGATTATCCTGTTTTAGAGTTTCATATCGATTAGATGCCTTGTTGCGCCACCACTCTGTCACACTCTCAAGACTGAATCGGTCAAAGTTCTCTTTCTTGACCAGTGTGTCTGTCTCAAGATTGAGATACTGTTGCACATTCTCATACCCATAGGTAGAGTAGTAAGAGCGTTTCTTTTCGGTGAGACCCTTTGCATCAATGAAGGTCTGACAGAACTTCTTATATTCACCCTCATCAAACTCTTTCAGTGAGTTCTTGATAATCGCGACCATCTTGGTCTGTGTCTTCAGTTTACGAGATGAGGCGTCTGAAGGAACAAGAGGGACACCATCATTCTTCTTGATGAACCAATCACTCAAACTGCGATAGTTGTCATCATTAATTAGAGGTGCGAAGTTAGAGTCTGTCAGACCATTGTGTCTCAAGAATGGTTTCATACCATCGTATTGAGACGCAGACTTAGTTGACCCATACAGAGATGTAGTCTCAAACATACAGATGTTCGCATCGTATTTCTCATTGAGACGTTCCCGTGCCATATGGGAGCAACAGATAGCGGCAAGTAACTTACCACCAAGATAGTTGAAACCAAACGGTTGGGTCGGAACAATATTGAACCCCATGATGCACGAGTCATTGAAACGTTTCATCACATCGGGATTCAATGTGTCCAGTGGTTTACCCAACCAGTCATTGCGTGGTTTGGAGTTGATAGTCGGTGACCCGAAACGAATCATACCAACGACCAGACCAGTGTTCTTTTCTTTCACAATAAAGTTTAGTTGTTTGCCTGGGATTGATGACTCGACTGGTGCGGATGTGGTAATCTCCATATACTGCATGAACTCATTGAGTTTGGGTTCATAGATAGTGAACTCCATATCACGAGGGTGGATATCAAACTTGTTGAAGATGTCTTCTTCTGGCCCCATGCCAGGCAGAGAGTTGAAAGCAGTTCTTTCCATGCGTTCCAGTTTGACTGTTCGCATGTAATCGTCAATACGGTCAAAGTTCGCGAAGAACTCTGTAAATACATTCGCAGCGTATAGTGCGTCTTCCTTATTCAAAATCATAGTTGTGCCTCATCGTATAATAACATTATACTCTATATAGCATCGATTGTCAAGGGAAAATTGGAGCGGACGGAGAGAATCGAACTCCCATCAGTAGGTTGGTAACCTACGGCATTACCATTATGCTACATCCGCACAACTTATATATACAACTTAATGCAAGACTTTTTCGGCATTCTGTGCTAACTTAGCAGCGACTTCCAACCAGTATTCCTTCGCCCAGTCAGACTGAGCGTTCTCGTATGCCTTCATGGCATTACAGAGAAGACGAGTATAATCAGGCATTGAACTTAGTATCCGTTACTAGTTTGCCTGCACTAATTTTGTGGGACTTGATTTGAAACGTTTTGTCTGCATCATTTTCTTTTGCAAACTTCGCAGTAGCAATACATTCACGCAGTTTTTTGTCTGCTTGTTTATGAACAGATTCAAGGGACAAACCATCGAAACGTTTTCCACCTTTACTACCATCTTCGTAAGTAATTTCCAAATCAGCGTAATACATATGTGTCATTGATAATCTCCAATCGCATTAATAACTTCTACACCATATTCATTGACCAATGTCTCTACACGAGCATCACGGTCTTCTTTGATACGAAAGTAGTAACCTTCTACTTCCCCACCAGTAACAGAGGTATCGACCTCTACAAAAAATTTACCTAACTTCATTACTCAACCTCATATTCTACAATAACAACATTCTCTGCGAAACC